CCGGTCACTAGTTTTAGCACCAACTACACGACTGGTGCGAGTGATCGCGCCAAGGTTTTAGTGTGGACTGGTGGTGCTGGCACGCTGTCGTTTGATGGCGCTCCGGTTTTGGGGAGCGATTGGTTTGTCAATATTCGCAATAGCGGTACGGGCGATCTAACGCTTGACCCCAGCAGCTCTGAACAAATCAACGGAGCAGCTACGCTTGTATTGTCGCCGGGTGACAGCGCCATTGTTGTTACTAATGGTGTGCAGTTCTGGACAATTGGCTTTGGTCAGTCTGCGGTCTATGCATTCAGTCTGCTTCAGATTGACATTTCTGGTAGCGGTGACTACACCCTGTCTGTAGCGGAACTGAATAAAACGGCTTACGTCTTTACCGGAACGCTGACGGGTGATCGTGACGTTATTGTTCCGACTACTGTTCAGCAATACTGGGTTAGCAATCAAACGTCTGGTGCTTACACGCTTGGAATGCGAACTGCTGGACAAGCCAGTCCCGGCGTTACCGTAGCCAGTGGTGCAAGAGCCATTCTGTATTGCGACGGCACGAATGTGGTGGATGCTGATACGGCGACGATTGCTATCCCGGTTACGATTGCTCAGGGTGGTACTGGAGCAACAACGGCCAGCGGTGCGCGAACGAACTTGGGAGCAACCACCATAGGCAACGCTGTGTTTACAGCAGCCAGTACATCCGCAGCCCAGATTGCGTTGGGGCTGGACCCCATTGAGGGCGGTACGTACTGATGCCTCTTCAGCCGGTCATTGTTCGCTCTGAACCGGGTATCAAGCGAGACGGTACCAAGTTTGAGGGCAACTATTACGTTGACGGACAGTGGGTCCGCTTTCAGCGTGGACTGCCGAGAAAGATGGGTGGGTATCGTGCGCTTCAAGATCGCTTGGACGGTATTGCTCGTGGTATGCATATCCACAACCATAATGCATATACATACGTGCACATCGGAACGTCAGATGGTGTGTTTCGATTTCGGCTAGATCAGAACGGTCTGTCTAGCATCGTTACTAATAGAACTGATCCCTCGTTTGTTTCAAATGAAAACAACATGTGGCAGTTCGATGTGGCGTTCAACACCACAAATAACCAGAACGAGATTCTGGCGCATGTTGCTCCAAACGTAGCTGACATCTCATCGGATGCTCCGGGGCAATTGTATGTTGGCTATGACAACGGCACGGCTCCGCTAACTCCGGTTCCGTCGCTGACTATCTCTGGCGGTATCGTTGCTCTGGCTCCGTATGTCTTTGCGTATGGATCGGACGGTTTCGTGCAGTGGAGTCGCGCTGGCTATACGGACGACTGGAGCGGTGGCGATGCCGGTGCTGCTCGGGTTACCAGCCAGAAGATCGTCAAGGGGTTACCGCTTCGAGCCGGTGCCGGTAATGCGCCAGCCGGTTTGTTCTGGTCGCTGGACTCTTTGGTTAGAGCTTCTTACGTAGGTAGCACTGCGGTATTCCAGTTTGACGTTATTACTTCGCAGTCGAGCATTCTCTCATCGCAGAGCGTGATTGAGTACGACGGTATTTACTACTGGTGCGGTGTTGATCGCTTCTTGATGTTCAACGGCGTGGTTCGCGAAGTTCCGAACAGTCTGAACCTGAATTGGTTCTACGATAACTTGAACTACGCCCAGCGCCAGAAAGTCTTTGTGTTCAAGGTTCCGCGCTGGGGCGAGATTTGGTGGTGTTACCCGCGTGGTAATGCAACTGAATGCACCCATGCCGTTGTTTACAACGTGCGCGAGAATACGTGGTATGACACGATCCTACCCAATAGCGGACGCTCTGCCGGTCAGTACGCTCAGGTCTTCAGCTCGCCGCTGGTGGTTGGAGTTATTGACACCGAAACCGTTGGCTATCGCGGAACGCAAACCAGCGAGCTTCGCGTGACGGAAGACGATCAGCCCCGCATCATCAACGACCCCAAGGGCTACGTGGTGTGGCAGCATGAGTACGGTACCGATGAGATTAACGGTACTCAGATCCGCCCCGTTCAGTCGTTCTTTGAAACGGCGGATATGTCGCTGCTGACTTCTGAGCAACCGCAGAATATGGCGGTTCGCATTGAGTACATGGAGCCAGACTTCATTCTCTCTGGAAACATGACGGTGCAAGTCACAGGTCGTGCAAACGCCAGAGCCGGTGAAGTCACAAGCGATCCGCAAATCATCTATGCAACGCTGACCGACCGCCAGCAGCAGTTGGTTTACTTCCGCGAGATCCGTCGTGAGATGCGATTCCGGTTTGAGAGCAACACGCTGGGCGGTAATTACCAGATGGGCCAGATCATCGCCCACATCGAACCGGCTACGGGTACAGTCCTTGGAGAGAATCCATGAGCCTGCTGACAGACCCGCGCTATCACAAGCTTCAGGACTGGGCTGATTACACAGTCTTTGATCTTGAGCGTTACGGTCCTATTGCTCGGCTTGAGAAAGAGTCTGAGTGGCAGAATTGGGCGGCAGGCATTATTGGTATTAACGGTATCTCGCAGCAAAACCCACCGTCGCCTTATCAGTTTGATGACTGGCGTGAGTGGGCGCTTCGCTTTTATCAGGTGCTCGACTAATGGCTATACGATTTGATGAATTTGATTTTGGAGATATGGGTGGTTTGGATTACTACAACCCGTATCAAACTATCACTCCCGAAGTGATGGTCAATCCTTATCAAAACTATTATGAGCCTGCTCTGCCCAGCGTTCAGCCGGAGCCGTCTTATTACACTTACGGTGCTGTCCCCAGTGCGGATGTTTTTGATTACGAGGCAGATAATCGCAGAGCTTTTGAAGAAGCTGAGCGTATCCGCGTTGCGGAAGAGCTTCGTCAAGCAGAGCTGATTCGTCAAGAGCAAGCTCGTCAAGCAGAGATTCAGCGCCAGCAAGAGATGGCTCGTCAAGAGGCTGCGCGTCAAGAAGCTATTCGTCAGGCTGAGCTACAGCGTCAAGCAGAACAGCAGCGTCAAGAACAGATTGCTCGCGAACAAGAGCTACAACGATTGGCTCAACAGCAAGAAGTCGCTCGTGTTGCGCAAGAGCAACAAGCTGCTCGATTGGCAGCGGAAGAAGCTGCTCGCGTGCAAGAGCCTGTTGGCGCTTTGACCCCAGTGCCGGAGCCGGAGCCTTCGGTTAAGGAACCTATTGCAGAAAGTCCGGAGCCTGTTGGGGCTTTGACTCCTATTAAGGAAGAACCCATGTACACAAGCGCATTACCATCAGAAGAGCGAAACATAGTCACTGCGCTTCCGGGAACAAAGCCTGAGCCGGGATTGCCGGTAGAAGAGCCAGTTGTTCCGACTCCTTTTGTGGAAGGCGCTGATGTTCCCGCCAGCACCGGCCTTAACATGGGTGCGCTTGACGAACTCTTTGCGAACCTTCGTAAGACAGAAGAACTGCAAAAGATGGCGCTTGAGCCGGGTCTTCTTCAGCAAGGGTTTACTGGCGCAACTGGTGCGCCGTCCGCTCCGACTGGAACCGGCATTTATGTTCCTCAAGCTGCGCCGTCTGGTCCCGCAATTGATTTTAATGTTACGCCAGAGATGGCCGGTGCATTGCAGGCCGTTGCGCGTCCCGCTGAGATTACTGCTGCTGAAAGGGCTGCGGTTACAGAGAACCCGCGTGTTCAAGCATTGAATCGGATTAGCGGTTTGCTTGAAGCGGATGACTTCCGTGGTGCGTTTGATGCTGCTCTTCAGGCTGAACAAGATCTTGGTGGCGACTTTATTGGGAATCTCGTTGACCCCAACAAGATGAAGATGTTGCGTGGTCCGATGGATGCCAACGAGATTGCTAAGTTCTACAACGAAATGCCTGAGAGTGTATTTACCGAAAGGTATTTAGGTCCGGGTAACGAGTTCAAAAAAGAGCAGGCTATTGAGCGCAACATTGCTGCCCTTGGTGGAGAGGCTGGTTACGCTGACCCGACTCTTGGCGTCAAGAAAGAAGAAACGCTTCTTGGAAAACTGCCAATTAAAGAACTGGCTACTCTTGCTGCAATTGCAATGGGGGCTACTGCTATTCCGGGGCTGTTTGGCGCTGGCACAACTGGTGGTACTGCTGCTGGCGGAGCTACTGCCGCTGGTGGAACTACGGCTGCTGGTGGAGCAACTGCTGCCGGAGCCACTGCCGCCGGAACTGCTGCCGCTGCTGCTCCGTTAGCAGAAGTTGTTATTACTGCGTCTAAGCTTGGCCTTACTATTCCCCAAGCGGCTACGCTTCTTGCTACTACCGGCGCTGGGGTTAGTGCTTTGGGTGGTGGTGCTGCTCCTACTGCGCCGACTACGCCTACTCCAGAAACGCCGCTTGATGAAGTGGTTGTCACTGGAAAGAGGGCTTTGGACCCCGCGTTGCGTGGCTTGCTTCCAACTAGCTTGGCATCGACTAACTTAGTTCAAGGTGTAAGCGATATTCCGACGGACATTTATGGTCAGCCGGAAGCGGTTGAAGCTACTGAGCAGGTCAAAGAAGAGCCGTTTGAAAATCGCTTAGATGAGGTTGTTGTTACCGGCAGCAAATATCAACCCGGCGTTCTTGATTTAGCAAAGATTGGTACTGGCGGTTTAAGCGCAGCAGAATTGCTGAAAGGCTTTACCGAACCCACTCTTCGTCCATACGAGAAAGTTGTGCCTGAAGGGGAGCCAATGGATGAGGTTATTGTTAAGGGGACCAAGCCTTCTCCGATTGATCTTGCCGGGGTTGGCGTTGGCGGTCTTACGGCTGCTCAGCTTTTGCAAGGCTTTACTCAGCCAAAGGTTGATCCATTTACTGGAGAAACAAAGCAACCGTCTAAGACAGAGCAAGAGCTGGACAAGATTCAGGATGCTCTTAAAAAAGGCACCCCAATTCCGGGTACTGGCGGAGTAATGGACAGGCTTAGAGGTCTTCTTGATCAATACGGAAGCCTTGAGAACGCTCTTAAACTGCTCGGCGCATTGGGTTCTGCCGGAGCCAGTTCTCCTAAGGCTCCGACTGGCGGCTCTGGAATCGGCACTGGTGGTATGGGCGGCGCGTTGCCCAAGTACACCTACACCCGTCAGCAGTTAAGCCCGGACATTGATTACTACACCTACGGTACACGACCGGAGGCGAAGTTCTTTGACTACACGACTCAGCTTGAGAAGCCGGTACAGCCTGAACTGCCGCCTGCTAAACCACCGGAACCCGATATGGTAATGGCTACGGGCGGTTTGACCGGCTACGCCAAGGGTGGCTCCAAGAGTTCCCGCTACGTAGATGGTCCCGGCTCGGGACGGGAAGACAAGATCCCGGCTCTCCTGAGCGATGGGGAATACGTGATTGATGCTGAAACGCTGGCTCTGCTGGGGGACGGCTCGACCAAGGAGGGTGCTCGGCGCATGGATAAGTTCCGTGCTAATATCCGGAAGCACAAGGGTCGTGCCCTATCGCGTGGCCGGATTAGTCCAAACGCAAAATCGCCTAGCAAGTACATGGGCGGAGGGTTGACCTAATGGGTGTTCTAGACTTTCTGTTTGAGGGCAGCGCCCCAACACCGGGTAGCACAAGCAGCAGTACCCAAATCCAATTGCCAGAGTGGTACACCCAGTACACCACAGACATGCTGGGCCGCGCTCAGGGCGTTGCTAACCTTCCGTATGCGCAGTACACCGGCCCTCGGGTTGCTGGGTTTACCCCGACAGAGAAGACCGGCTTTGAGATGACCAAGGCAGCGGCTGGCTCATATCAGCCGTTTTTAGGACAGGCTGGTGAAGCTTTAGCGGGAGCGGGTCAAACCTTCCCTGAGGCTGTCAGTGCATACATGAATCCGTATACCCAGAACGTGGTCAATCAGATCGCGGAGCAGGGTGTGCGCCAGTTACAGGAAAAGTATCTCCCGGCAATTGGACAAGAGTTTATTCAGGCTGGACAGTTTAACGTCGGCCCCGGCTCAACTCGTATGGGTGAGTTTGGTGCGCGTGCGTTGCGCGATGTCCAAGAGGCTGTGCTGGGCGAGCAAGCCAAGGCACTTCAAGCTGGGTACGGACAGGCTGCGGACATATTCCAATCTGACGCTGCTCGTAAGGCTCAATTAGCAGGAACGGCTGCGGACATTGCTGGCATGGCGCAAAAATACGGCTTGACCGGAGCCGAAGCGGTGGGTGGCGTTGGCGAAAAAGAACGTGCGATGGGGCAGGCCAATCTCAATCTGGCGTATCAAGATTTCTTGCGTCAGGAAGGCTATCCAAAAGAGCAGATCAATTTCTTGGCTAGTGTACTTCAAGGCGTTCGATTGCCTCAGACGACGATTGAGCAAACAACCGAAATACCTGCGATGCCGGGGGATGCTTCAGCCATTGAGAAGGCAATTTCTGGCGGGGCTGGCGTTGGAACTTTGATTGATATGTATAGAAAGTATTTCCCGTCTAAATCTGGCGGAACTGATACAACAAATTACAGCGACTTAGCTGATTACCTTAGCGGTCTTCTCGGCGGAGGCAAGTAATGGACAAAGAAACCGCTGAAATGCTTGGCTTGCCATACGATCCGATTCTTGATGACACTTCTGACGTTGCTGCTCCTGCTCAAGCACCATTGTCGTCTGTTGTGTCTGGCGATTCCGGCGCTTTGCAAAAAATCAGAGAGCGTGTTCTTCGGACCTTGGATGAGTCTGACGAGGAGTCTCGCCGTTATCAGGACACGCTTAATCGCATTGAAGAGGCCAAGCAGCGTCTTTTGGCTGCGCCTGATAAACGTCAAGTTCTTCAGGGCTTTGTTAACAAACTGACTGCACCGAAAGAAAGAACTGATCCACGTTTTTACGAGCGTCGTAATCTGTTTACATTTTTGCGTGACGTAGGTGAGTACGGTCAGGAGCAGCGTGAGGCTGAAAAAGAGCGCGAAGCCAAGCGAGTCATGTTGCAGGAAATGCAAGCTAAGTACGGTATGGAGCAGGCCGAGAAGCGTCGTAGCCGTGCTGAACTGTTGGCTGCGCAGTATTTGTCTAAGGAGCCGAAAGAGACTGAGCCTCCTCCAAATCTTCGTGAGACTCAGCACTATCAAAATGTTGTTAGGAATCCTGAAAAATTTAGCCCAGACGAGGTTCAATACGCTCAGGATTGGTTGAAAAAGTCTGTTCGCATTCCCGATAGTGGAAAAGACAAGGGTGGCTTAAGTCCTTCTGACATTCGGTCCATTCGCTTAGAAGTTGCTTCGACTCTTAATGCTCCGAAGGAGAGACTAACCTCAATTAACGAAGGTCTAAACAACTTAGGATTAGCAATTAAGGGTAATCCGCAGGCTGAAGAACAATTACATCGTGCTCTTGCTTCTATAAACGGCGACAAGCAGCTTAGTCTTGCTGAAGTTCAAACCGTTGTTGGAGCCGGATCGTTTGCTCAGCGTGTTACAAATGCTATTTCCAAGTTCTTTACAGGCGGCGCTGGCGATTTAACCAACGAGCAAAAGAAAGAGCTTCTTGAGACTTACGAGGCATATCACGCAAAGCGATATAACGACGGAAGAAATCGCCTAAAGAATATTTATTCTGGCGCTGGGTTTACTGATTTGCCTGAAGACATTTTTGAGTCTCCTTACATCAGTGTTGCAGAAAGGCGACGACGTAAAGCAGAAGCAGACGCAAAGGCTAAGAGAGATGCTGAAGCAGCAGCCAAGGGTGAATCTGGAACCATTGTGGTAAATGGCAAGACAGGCCGATTGGTAAATTAATAGGGGTCTTGAATGGCTAACAACATTTACACGATTGGCAATAAGAAGTACGAGTTTGATGAGCCGCTGACCCCGGAGGAGTTGCGCCAGCTTGAAGTGAAACTTGGCGTTAAACCATCGGGAAAACCTCCTGCTACCGCACCGACCCCAGAGTCAGTTGCAACTCAGCCCCCACCTGCCGTTCCCAGTGGTCCGCAAAAACCGGCTGGCACTCTTGAGTATTTGTTGAATGCTGCCAAGAGAGGCGTGACGGGTACAACCTCCATGCTTGGTGCCGCGTATGAAACCGGCAGCGAAATGAACCGCAGATTGAAAGAGATGGAGGAGCGTTCTCGTCGGGAAAATATGACTGTTCAGCAGCGAATGGACATGCTGCGTCAAAGCGGTTATTTCCCTAGCCTTGCTGATCTGGTTGATAAATATGGCGAACAACAACGCCAAGCATCTCGCATAACGGGTGCTAAAGATCTTACGGCTCCGGGTCCGGTCACTGAGATTCTTGGTGCTGGCGTTGAGGCAGCGACAGATCCATTAGGCTTAATTGGCAAGGCCAAGATTCTTCCCGTTGCTAAAAGAGCGGTTGGAGAATTTGTTACTGGCACTTCTGCTGATATTGGTGGGCGTGGTGGCGCTGCTGTTGAAGAAGCTATCACTGGCGAAGAATCCGGCCTTGGTCGGCTTGCCGGTTCCGTATTGGCAGGTGGCGCAAGCACTCTTAAAAGAGAAACAGGCTCGCGAGTCTTTAACGAACTCCTTGATAAGTATCGTCAGGTCAAACTTACTGGCTCTCCCGATGAGGCTGCTGAAGAGTACGCCAAGGGAGCGGCTAAGCGTTTGCTTGAGTTCGCAGCCAAAGAGCAAGGCGCTGGTTCTCTTCAAGAAATTATTAAAGAGGCAGGCGAAGCAGCTAAGTTTTCTACCGGCGAGAATGCTCCTCTGCTGGTTGCGCTGGCTGATAATCCTGTCATTCGACAACAAGTCATTCGCCTCGCTAAAACCGATCCTGCCTTCCGTCAGCAAGTTAACGATACGTTGGCTTCGCTTGGTGATGATATGCGAGGGAAGGTCGAAAAGATCTTTGGCGTTCGTTACGAAGCTACAGGTAAAGGTCGTTCCATATTTGAGCCGGGATATGTTCCGGGTAAAGAACCGCCTAAAGGACTTGATATTGGCAATGTGGCTGAGCGTCGAGAAGTTTTGTCTCAGCGTATTGAAGACGTTGCCTCTGGATTTGAGCCTACTAAGTCCAAGGAAGAAATTGGTTCTCGCATTGAAAGCTTGATCGAAGACAAGAAGAAGCTTGCTCGTCAAGAGGTGTCTCCGGAATATGAAGCCCTTTTGAGTGAGGCTAGAGGCGCTCGTGTTGAAATGCCGCCTGATGGAGTTGGCACTATTTACGACTTTGTTCGTGAGAACAATTTGCGAGACATTTTTGGCAAAAATACTGACCTTGATAAACGCATTATGAGCGTTTTGGCTCCAAAAGAGTTTCCGGTTCCCGGCACTGCTGAAACTGTGTTGGAACATTTGCCAATGAGCTTTGATAACGTGGAGTCGCTCAAGAAGGCAATCAATGAACTTAAGCGGCAACGTATGAGCGAAGATTCTCTGCGTAAAGTCATGCAGCTTGAAGAAATCGTTGACGAAGCCAGAAAGACCATTCCGGGTGACTTTAGCGACCGCTTGGATGCAATTGACCTGAAGTATTACGAGAAAGTTGGTGTACCGTTTGGTGCTCAGGGAGTTAAAGACGTTGACTCCAAAAAGTACGCAACCCAAGTGGCTCCGATTATCGTCAAGAACAGCGAGTCGTTCGATCAGTTTATTCGTGCTGTGGGCAAGGAAGACGGCTACAAGATTGCCGAAGACTCTATCATCAGTGAAATTTATGACAGAGCCGTCAAGGATGGGGAATTAAATCCCGGCGCTTTAGCCAAGTATCTCAAGCAAAAGGAAGGCATCATTCGCCAGATTCCGGGGCTTGAAAATAAGTTGCGCGGAGCATTGTCCGACGACTCCGTATTGAGAGCGCGTATTAATCAACTGGATGATGCGGCTGCTGCGGCTCAAAAGCGTATTGCGGATAACGCTCTGACCAAGTTTGAAGCGCCTAATTACACCACGCTTGCTCGTTCGTTTATGACTGATCCCAAGTCTCGGGAAAAGCTTTTACGCGACATTGGTGACTTGGATGCTGATTCTGCTAAGGCAGTTCGTCGAACCCTTCGTGCTGAGGTTATTGCCTTGGCCGATGAGAACCCGACTGGGTTTATGGATTACCTAATGAATCCAGCCAACAAGGATGCCTTGGACAAGATATTTGGATCTGCGTTCCAGCCTGCGCTGCGTAAGGTTGGCTTGCTGTCAGATAAACTTGCTCAAGCCGACATCAGTAAGGTTGGCGTTGCCGTGACTAAAGAGGATCTGGACCCGTTGGCTAAACTAGCTCCGGGCTTGGACATCCCATACATCTCATCTACTTTCCGAGATCGCATTACGAGCTTGCCGCAAAAGGTAGTTCGTTTGATGTCTCGCGTTAATTCAGCCCGTTTGTTGCAAAAAACCGACGAAACAATCAAAGAACTGTTGCTCGACCCCAACGGTGTTCAGAAGTTAGCAAATGTTGCTTCTGAGATTGACTTCTCGGTGGACGTTGCTGGGAGGCTAAAGAAGCTTTCTAACACGCTGTCTGATGTTATGCCTCGCGCTTTGTACACCTCTGGAAAGACTGCCGTTGCCGGTGAGGAGCGTGAGCAGCGCGGTAGAGAGCGTCAAGAGCAGTTGGCCGAAGACATTATTACGGGTGGCTTTGAAGATGAGTCTGGAATGCCTACCGAGGGCAGCGGTAATTCTTACAACATTGATGACATCATTTCTTCGCGTAATGCTGAAGATTTGGCTCCAATCATTAAGTCTATTTACGAGCAGGAGTCTTCCTCTGGAAAGGTAGATACCAGCAAAGAAAATTATGCTGGCGCAAAGGGTCCAATGCAGGTTACGCAAAAAACTTTTAATGACATGCGTAAGTCTGGATTGATTCCTGAAAACTACAGCTTTGATAATCCTTCGCATCTTGCTGAAGCTGGTGTCGCTTTAATTCAGGATCTTGCCCGTCGTTACAATAACGATCCGGGGAAAATCGCTGCTGCTTATTATGGTGGACCCGATGCTGTTAAAGACGGTGAGATTAGCCGAAGCCGTCGGGACCCAGTAAATCCAAAAGCTCCAACAGTTGGAGAGTATACGGATAAAGTTTTATCACGATTAATGCCGACCGCTCAGGCTAAAGGAATGGCTCAGGGCGGCTTGGTTGAACCCGGCAACATTGATGTCTCAAAATTGCCAGCAGTTCGTAACGCGGATGGAACTTACAGCACCGTAAGATCCATGGGCGTTAACATCAATGGAAAGGAAGTCCTGATACCAACGGTAGTTAACGGGCGTGTGGTTTCGGATAAAGAAGCCATCGACCATTACTTAAAAACCGGGAAACATCTTGGTGTCTTTAGCACCCCTAAAGAGTCCAGCGCTTACGCTGAGAAGCTGCACCAAATGGAAGCTCAAAGGATCAAGAAGGCTCGCGGTGGATACACTCTTGCTGAAGAACTCTTGCTAAGGCGTTACGCAAACAGGTAGAGTCAAGCCCATGAAAAAGAAGGACAAGTACATTCCAGTCCAAATAGAAGACGGGATATGGTACCGGGTCCGTGGGTACACACACTCGGAGTGCTGTGACTGTGCGTTGGTGCACAAGGAAGAGTATCGACTTGTAGATGGCCATCTGGAATGGCGTGCATCTCGGGACGATAAAGCAACCAACAAGCGCCGCAAGGAACTAGGCATAAAGGTGGATCGTGCCGACAAAGGTAAATGATTCTGAATTCATCGAAGCTTGGAAAAAACTAAAGAGCGCCAGTAAAGTTTCAGAGTTCTTCAAGATGGACGTACGAGCCATCCGAGCCAGAAGAAGAACCATAGAAATCAGATACGGAATATCGCTGCCGTCTGAGAGTAAAGGTCTAGGAAATAGCTGGCGAGCACAAAAAGGGCAGATACTGGATAAAATCGCAGAGCATCGGTCCAAGGTCTACAAGCATGTGATGGACTACGAGCTGCACGATGGTGTGGTTCTTGTGGCATCGGATGCGCATTACTGGCCCGGTATTGTTACTCCCGGACACGAAGCCTTTTGTAAGTTAGCCAAGCAATTAAAGCCTGCAATGGTGGTGCTTAATGGCGACATCTTGGATGGCGCTCGCATTAGCCGTCACGCTCGGATCATGTGGGAAAAGCAGCCCGAGCTGAAGGACGAGATCCACACCGTTCAGGATCGCTGCGCTGAGATTGAAAGAGCCGCTCAAGGTGCTAAGTTAATCCGCACCATTGGTAACCACGACAGTCGATTTGAGAACTACCTGTCTGGTCGAGCTGGCGAGTTTGAAGAGATGGTAGGTACGACGTTGCTCGACTATCTCCCGCGTTGGGAGGCTGGATGGGCGTTGCATCTAAACCGCGAAGAGGATGGCTGGGTCTGTATACGGCACCGTCCGGTCGGAGGAGGCATTCACTCTTCGTACAACTCAACCCTCAAGGCTGGGGTGTCCTATATCCACGGGCATCTCCACAAGCTTCAGGTTACGCCGTGGGCGGATTATCGCGGTCGCAGATATGGCGTAGACACCGGGACTCTTGCGGAACCATACGGGCCGCAGTTCAACTACACCGAGGCTGGACCGGTCAACTGGGCATCGGGCTTTGCCGTTCTTACTTTTGTGGGCGGTAAGATGCTTCAGCCGGAACTGTGCGTCGTCGAACATGGTAAGGCTTGGTTCCGGGGTAAAGAGGTCTAGGGGAATCTTACACCCTCTGAGCCGACCTTTTGGTTCTGAAGCGACTCAACGTATGCCGTGATGATGGCTTCGATGAACTCATCAAACTGGTCGGGTTTGAACTCCAAGAAGTTATAAACCCCACAGGCTTCGATGAAGTAACCCGCAGCCGCAGCGGCATCGTTCAGGGCAATCTTTTCGTTTGGTGACTTGTCGATCATATAGTCATCCATGCAACGCATTGAACAAAAGCGAGCCTTGGTTTTGAGTACCCCCGGCGGCGGCAGATACAGGAACCCCCGTGCCTCCCGCTTGCACACCGGGCATAAACCGAAACTCGACAATCTCTGTGTACTTGCCATTCTTACGAACCTGAATCTCGGTGGGCTTCATTAGGGAATCTGCCTTCGCAATAGCGTCTACGGTCGTGCCGGGGAGAATGCCGGGGCCGGTCATACGCTTGCGCCACCACTTGAGAGCCTTATCACGGGGGTAACCCTTATGGTCGAAGCACACCCATTCCCGATAAATCTCCAGCCCAGCGCGATATTCAACCCGCATGGAGTCAGGCTTACCGGGCTTCTTGTGTATCCGATAAGTGACAGAGTTGACCTTGACCCATTCGGCGGGTGCGCTCGCACTCATCACCGGCAGCGTCGTAGCCGTCTGGTCGATAGCCGGAGCTGTGGGTGGCCATACGTAGCCGCAGTCAGGACACTCGGAGCACCCCGCAAAAACGATGCTCATGCACTTGGGGCAGTCCTTGGTCGGCGCTACGCCTTCTCCGGTCGTTTGGCGGGGCTTCTTGGGGTTCACCCGATCTACCGGACCGTGCCGTGCAATGTTCCCCGCAAAGTCCAAAACCAAGCAGTCTGACTTACCCGGCGAGTTACGCATCCCGCGTCCCATAATCTGTATATACAAGCCGGTTGACTGAGTGGGTCGCAGCAGTGCAAGCAAATCTACAGCAGGGGCGTTAAAGCCGGTTGTGAGCACCCCCATGGACGCAATAGAACGGATTCTCCCGGCCTTGAAGTCACGCACGATACGATCCCGCTCTGCGTCAGGGGTATCCCCGAAGATCGTTTCACAACTGACCCCATAGCGTCTGACAATGTTGGCTACGTCGGTAGCGTGCTGAACCCCGGCGCAGAAGATCAGCCAAGACTTTCTCTCGGCTCCGAACAGTACGATTTCCCGCACGATGGATTCATTCACATCAGCACGATTAACCGCACGCTCCAGCTCACCGGGCACAAACTCGCCACCCCGGACACTGACGCCGCTAACGTCAAGGCGCGTCTTGGGCTGCTTGGACATCAACTTGGTGAGATAGCCCTGCTCCACCATGTCTTTCAAATCGGCTTCGTATGACACGCCGTCGAACAGGCTATCGTTTCCAGAGTGCAACAATCCAGAATCCAACCGATATGGCGTGGCAGTCAATCCAATCACCCTGACATGAGGGTTCATAATCTTCAGGTTGTTGAGGAACTTCTGGTACATCGTATTGGTCTTACGAGGAATCAGGTGCGCTTCATCCACCAGTACCAAGTCCACCTTCACGAACTTGGATGCCTTCCGATGCACCGACTGTATCCCACAGAATACGATTGACGGGTCATAGTCCCGCTTCTTTAGCCCAGCCGAGTTGATGCCAGCCGGAGCTTCGGGCCACAAACCTTTTAGCTCTTCGTAGTTCTGACGGATCAATTCACGAACGTGCGTCACAACCAAAATCTTTGTATCTGGCCACTGCGCTAAAACGCGCTTACAAAAATCTGCGATGACAACGCTTTTACCAGTACCCGTAGGCAACACGATCAGAGGATTACCTTCTTGCTCTTGGAAATACCGAAGAGTGCTATCTATCGCTTCTTGTTGATAGGGTCTGAGTGTAATCACGAATCTAACTCCGGTTTTGGGCATGACTGAACAATTGACATTGCCACTTGTTTCACTCGTTCTAATTCACCAACGGCTTGAGCCATGATGAGAGCGTAGGCATAGCAATCCAGAGCCTTCATAACGATTTCTAAATCGTCAGCGGTCAGCAGCATGGTTGCGTCTACTTCTACCTCGTCCTCATCTATTTCGATTTGTCGATCCATACAACCCCACCCCGCAGTGAATACTCAACCCAGTTAGGACCCGAGTTTATCTGTTCGCCGGGGATCAGGTCAGGGACAAAGAGATGGTTCTCGCAGCCTTTGATTTGTGCGTCCATGTCTAAGTCCGTCTTGTGCAGCTCACACTTCCAGCCGCCCGTTTTAAGCGGAGTGCTATGTAAGCAAGTACGGCAAGACTTATGACGCGGCATATCGTCGCCATGGCACATACTGTGGAAGTTGCAGTACTTACACTCATGCCACGCTGGGTCAGATGAAACCTTACTGGCCGGTCTTGGTGAGAAAATGATGCGCTTGGCCTTCTCAATAAACTTCTCGGCTTCGCCCTGATCGTACTCAGTGACAACGCTCGTAATGTCGCGCACACCGGCAGAGGCAGCGGTCAGATAATGTTTCGGCGCATTGAAGAAGTGCATATAGATCTGAGCTTGTGCGTAATACACATAGTCCCAGTTCTTCAACGCTTCAGATTCGTTCTTGATTTTGAGCGACACCAGCTTCTTGTACTTGATGTCGTTAATGACTTTGCATTCCCAGACGTAAAGCGTGTCTGGATCTTGGATCAGGCCCGTAATCAGCCCGTCGCAGTTACCGCGAAAGTGTCCGCCTAGCGACTCAAAGGAGTGCTGAACACCGGGTTCCTTTTCCGTGGAAAGATCTAGCCCCGCTACCTTGCGGAGTAGGTCTGCAACTACCTGTTCACCCCGGTGCCCATCGTTAATTCGACGTAGCCCAGCGGCCTCAATAAACCCTCGCTTGACCCAACGGAAATTTAACCACAGTTTGCGGTCACATACATCCCCAATAGCCGATGCCCCTAGATAATTCCTAGGGCGACTTTCTTGCTCGGCTTCCAAGGCAGCGTCAACCGCCTTCAAAGTGGGATCTTCAAAGTCTGGAATCTTAACCATGGCCCCTCCAAAGGGAGGCGTGACACCCGGAAGTAGTGGGGTTGGGCAGAGGTAAATGCCCTCCGGATGCCACGCCTCTTTACTTACTTCTTATGCCGTTCCCAAGGTTTGGGAGCAGCACCCGCAGGAGCCGCCGGAGCAGCCGTTTCCGTCGCCACAGGAGCATTCACCCCGTAGTACGCCGGACGCACTTCCAGCTTGCCTTGCTTGTTCTCTTTGTGCGTGATGACCACTTTCAGCGCCTTGTTGTGCAACTGAACCGAGTCATTCGGCAACGACGAAAAGTTCAAGGCCGAGCAAATGTTGCTCAGAGTCTTACGAGCAATCTTCACCGCCGTCTCGTTCTTGTTAAAGAGATTCAGGCGATCCCAGAACTTGCGACCGACATACTTCGGCCCGAGGATTTCAAACTCCAGCCAGAGGTACTGACCGTCGCCCATCTTCGTATCGCGAAGCTCCGAGTTGATGATGTGCATCTGGTACTCGCCAACCGGCAGAATCTCAGGTGCGCCGTCGCTGATGTTTTCAAAGTCAGCAGGATTCAAATTAAGCAATGCCATGTTATTACTCTCCGATCACGTTGTTCATAGAAGTGCCAAGCGCCTCTGCAAACTTGGCGTATTCAAGGGGAAGTTGATCCGGCAACGGCCAGCGGGACTTAGCCTGCCAACCCGGACGCTCTTGGGTGTACAGCACACGATTACCGCTACCGACAGCGCGAGTGACCTTCTGGTTGAAACCCACATCACTTTTCACAGTGCTGTACTGCTGGTTCGCAAACATCAGGATGTCGCACCATTCGCTGATCAGGCTTGCGCTGCCATGATGCAGGTCCAACTGGTAACGGTCATACGGGTCAGCCAGCGGGTCATCAAAACGCTTTACTTGCGTATGTGCCAGCAGGATGACTTGCATATTCTTATCGGAGCGGAGGTGATCCAGCCCTTCCAGAATCTGCTTCCAGTAATCCGTTGCCGCCTTGTAGCCGCGACCGTAGCCGATGGCGTCGATGGTAGCCACGTTGTTGTCCTTGGCAACACGCTTGTGAACCAGTTGCTCAGCCCAGTCAGCCGAGTCAATCACAACGGTTCCGAAGTCGTGATCTTCCTGAGCCAGTGATCCAATCGCATCTATGATCTCTTCATACGATTGGCACAGCGGGAAGGCCGTGACGTTTATTGCATCCAATCCTTCCTCGGTTTGAATGAAGACAGGATTCGGTGCTTGGGCGGCGAAAGTGGACTTACCGATACCGTGAGTTCCGTACAGAACAATTCGGGGCGGTCGTGCTACGCCGGTCTTTCTCAAACTTTTAAGTGATATGGCCATCTCAAGCTCCCATTACGATAGATACAGTAGTTTTAGCGGGTTCAACAGTTAAAGCGGGTGACAACACTTTGTAGAGTTGCGGCTCGTTGTTCGCGAGGTACTTGACCCCGGTTACATCCAAGGTTCGCTTTACTGGCCACAACGTCTCTGGAATCTTGCTCGACACTTGGTCAAACAACTCCCAGTCAATCTTGCGATTGATACGACCGGTGATCGTGACTTTGTAGCTGCCAACAGCATGGGTTTTGCTGCCTTCCTCTCGTTTGCCTAGTACGGCTACGAGTTCCTCTTCTAGTGCTATCCGTCTTTCTTCGGCTTCGCGTTCAGCTTGCTTAGCCTTGAAAAGATCATCTGCTATTTCAAACTCATTTCGCATATTCAGGGTTCCTCGTTCAGTGTTCAAAGTTCAGGTTTCAGTGTTCAGTCGGTTACCCGACGAAATGGACTCTACACCCCCTTGTGACGGTTTGCAAGTGCTGGCATGATGTCACCATGGAAACACAAATTTTATCTCTTGCAGAGTGGCTGGAAGAGAACAACTTGACACACGAAGAGTTTGCGCTTATGTGCGGCTGTACTCGCGCTGCCGTGACCCGGTGGGCCAGTGGTTCCAGAGCGCCATCGCCTAAGTGGTTGAAGGTTATTGAGCGCAAGACCAAGGGTCAAGTGGGTATAGCGATAGAAGGCCGTTTAACCGAGGGAGAACGCATCTATTTAAGCCTTCGGAAACAGGGGCTTACGCTATCTGCTGCGGCGAAAAAGATACGCATTCATCGCAATACTTTGGCTCGTTTTGTGAGCGGCCAAACAGATACGCCGTCAAACATTGTTGAACGTATATATAAGGTAGCGGGGTTGAAATGATTGACTTAGTGATTCATGGGAAGCCTGTGGGCAAGGCTCGTCCCCGATTTAGCCGTCGCGGAAATAAAGTCGTGACGTTTACGCCGAGAGAAACGCAGATTTACGAACAAAACGTAAAGTCTTTGGCTCAGGTTGCGATGATCGGTAAGGCCATGCTAGAAGGGCCAGTCAAAGTCACTATTACAGCGTACTTTGCACACAAGAAAAAAACGGGGTGGCACATCTCTCGTCCTGACATTGATAACGTCGTCAAGGCGATTCTGGATGGGCTAAATGGCGTTGTCTTTGCTGATGACGCAGTGGTAGCACAGCTCGTTGCCTCAAAGCATTACGGCGAGGAGCGGGTAGAGGTTCAAGTAGAAAATGTCTGACAATTACGTAGAAAAATACGGCGAGAAGCTCGTCGATGGCGGCTATCGCATCATTCCAATTATGCCGGGTACAAAGCGCCCCGGTCGTTGGGATGGCGAAAAGTGGGGTGAGCTTTCACGCTGGACTGAGATGAATGCCCAGCAAGTCCATGTCGATTTGTGGTCTAAGTGGCCCGGTTGCGGCATCGGCATTCTGACCGGTGAAGTGGTCGCGATTGATATCGACATTCTGGATGAGTCGATTGCCGTTGCCATCGGGGAGATTTTCCAAAAGAAGCTCGGTCGAACCGATCTGATACGAATCGGCAAGTCACCCAAGGCACTTTACCTTTACCGGACATTGGAGCCTTTTACCAAAATTTCTCTGCACCCGATTGAGGTGCTGGGTCAAGGTCAGCAATTCGTTGCATACGCTACGCATCCCGAAACCGGCAAGCCCTACAGTTGGCCGCTGGAATCGCCTCACCAGATGCCCGTAGAGTCGTTGCCGATTGTAACCCGTGAACAGGTCATGGAGGCTGCGGAAGAGGCTTACAAGGCGCTCCCGCCGTCAATGCGACGTACTCGGCTCGTCACTACGGTTATCCCCGACAAAGACGCTAAGACTTCGTATGACGGTCTGGTGGGTACACTCGCTGCCGTTGAGGATGCGCTCAAGTTCATTCCGAATCCCGACCTTTCGTGGGATGACTGGAACCGTATCGGCATGGCGATTTATTGCGCTACGGAAGCCAAGGGTCTACATATCTTCGACCAGTGGTCACGCGCATCTGGCAAGTACAACAGCAGCGAAACAACTCAGCGTTGGGAGCATTACAGCAAATCGCCGCCTTCCAAGATTGGTGCAGGTACTCTGTACTATCACGCACAGAAGAATGGCTGGCTCCCACCGCCGCACTTGGATTTGAATCCCATCAAGCCCGTTAAGATTGATCTGACTGGACTCAAAGAACCTAAGCGACTACCGAAGAGCACCAAGGAAAATTTCCCGAATGACTGGTTCACTAGCCCGTCATTGGTAGGGCGAGTCGTTCGCTGGATCAATTCAACGTCGCAGCAACCCCAGCCGACTTTCGCGCTGATGAATACGCTCTGCATGTTCGGGGCTATGTTCGGGCGACGGTACGCCATGGCGCATCTCAATACACGCTGCAACCTGTTTGCTATTGCCGTGGCTAAGCCCGGTGCGGGTAAGGATCACAGTCGCCAGCGCGTGAAGGAGCTTATGGCTGCGGCAGGATTGCACCAGTTGATCTGCGGTGATCGCTTCAGCTCCGGCGTGGCCATCTTGCGAACGCTGTTTGAGTTTCAGTCGCGCATCTCGCACTTAGATGAAATGGGCTTATATCTTCAAAGCCTGACTGCCAAGAACGCAGCGAGTCACCAGCGAGACATCATCAAGACATTGCTTGAGGTGTACTCCAGCAGCAGCGGCATGTATCACGGCCAAGAGTACGCAGACTCGACCAACCGCGTTCGCCTCGACATCAACCAGCCTAACTTCAACTTCTTCGGCACTACGACTCCGAGAACCCTGATCCCCGCGTTGAACTTCGACATGGTGGATAACGGTACGCTGAGCCGTATCTTGATGGTTCCACCGTTTGAGGATTATCCAGACACGCAGATTCCGCAGATGACACCGCCGCCTGAAGACATCGTGAAAGACATGATGGACTCTTACAACGTCGTGCCTGCGGGTGTTGGCAATCTCACCAACATGCCATCGCTCCCCAACTCTCCGGTCGTGCCCATGATCGTGCACTGGGAAGAAGCCGCGTTTGAAGAGTACAAGCTCGTCCGAGAATGGCAGGTCAAGCAGTCCCGTGGCGACGATGCTCTCTGGGTGCGCTACGGTGAAATTACGGTCAAGCTCGCCATGATCGAAGCCATTGCGCGTGATCCCATCTCGCCTACGGTGACGTTTGAAGTCTTTAAGATGGCGAATGATTTGGCTCGTTGGTCGTTCAACTACACCGCTGACTTGCTGGTTCGGGAAGTGGCTGAGAACGAAATCGAAGCCTCGCACAAGCGCGTCCTGAACTTTATCCGCAAGCAAGGGGAACTCGGAGCCAGTAGCACCCAGCTCGCTAAGTCGCTCCAAGGCATGAAGGCTCGGGATCGAAACGAAATCCTACAAACGCTTTTGGAGTCGGGCGACATCGTAGAGGATGTCATCAAGAAGGATGGTCCGGGTCGGGATCGCCGCGTCTACAAGATCAGAGGGAAGTGAAAAAAATGCCCCGGCGGAGCAAGAGCTACAACACCGGGGCCAAGTCTCTAGGAGAATAGAGATAGCACGGGGGGATCTTACCCCCTCGGATCTTTTCCTGCAAGCCATGAGACGTACCAGAGGGTTTTACGGGCGTCTTGCTCTACGGCGTCCTTATGGCCAAGCCGCCACAGATAGGCAATCGCTGTCCCCTTCAGGAACCCCCGCCACTCATCCTCGGTCAAGGCAGACTTAATGGCGTCGATAGCCTCAATCTCACCCTTCTTGTAATGGTTCGGGTTTATCGGATCGCTCATCGGATTTTCCTTTCTTTTTGGCCTTTCGTTTGGCGTGGCTAAGTTTTGCCATTCGCTGGTAATGCTCTCTAGATCTTCGCTTCTTATCGCCTGTAGCAGAGCTTCCGCCTCGGCTTCCGATAGACGCCAAGTATTCTCGGATTGCATCTTTATCCCCTTCCATTTCTTAATAACTCCAACTCAGTCTTCAAAAGATTTAATTCCATTTGGATGACCTTGTGCTCATCCCAGAGTCCGGCCTTGTGGACGTTGTTCAAAGCAACCTCAACCTTTTTGGCTTGGCTTTGACCGTAGCCCCATGGCGCGGCTCGTAGTTCTTCTGCCCATGCTCCGGGCGGGGATTCTCTATCTATTGTCATGGATCATTCCCTCCACCACTTTTGTGACTTGTTCGATGACGTTATCCCAAGGTGCAATCATGTTGTCCCTCGGGAAGACTCGGATGCTGGGATACCACAGGCTCCGGTCGCCATCTTTGTTACCCCAGTACCAGAGCTTATTCGCATCCATCAACAGCACCGGTCGTCCCAGCGCCCCGGCCAGATGCACAGTCGAGCTACTGATAGCTACGATTACATCGCACATCTGACACAGCGCAGCGAGGCCGTCGATGTCTTTGTATAGATCCACCGAAGTCGTGACGATGTTTGTGCCGTGCTGCTGGTTGAAATAATCGACCGCCTTTTTGTCGCTGCCGTATTGCAGGTTCACTAGGTTCACATCCTGCTTCATGATCGGCAGGAGCTGCTCAAGGTTGACGCTCTTATGAGGTCCGATCTTGATGGCTGCGCTCACCCACGATAGACCCACAGTCAACTTGTTCGGGTCGAGTCCTGCTTCTTCGCGATACTTCTTCACCAACTCCGGGTCGGCCTGCAAGAAGTTCCGCGCTGCGTACTTCTGGATGTCGTCCTTCTCGTTGATGAACGACCAGCCCACACTCGCGAACGGAATCTGTTCCTCGTGCAGCGCAGCCGGTACCTGATCGCTGTTGGCGATGAAGTCAATGTCCGGCATCGAAGTCTTGAAGATCTTGATCAAGCGCGGGTCAACCATCGCGGTGACCTTATCGGTTCGCTGCCGGATAGCGGGTAACAGAGAGCCATAAATGATCTGATCACCGATGCCCTGCTCGCCCCACACCAACACAGACTTGGCTTTGGACTCCAAACTCCATTGCGGTTTCTGGGTTACGAGACGGCGGCTCTTGAACCGGTCGCTCCGCCAGCGCGTTTCATACAACGGCCAGCCTTCTTTGAACTCGTTCTGTTGCAGTAGAAGTAACCCGAGAATCCACTGTGCGTTCGGATCGTTAGGTTCAATCTCGTTTGCTTTGCGGAAGTTCTCCAGCGCCTCGTCCCACCGTCGCATCTCCCAACTGGCTGCACCTCGCTGGATGTATGCATGTAGATAGTCCTGTTTGATCTTAAGCGCAGCCGTGAAGTCTTCGATGCCAGCGTCATACTTCTGCTGCTCGCTCTTCACGATGCCACGATTCACCAGATCATCTGCCGTGAGTTTGCCGCGCTTCTCGGCTGCGTTGTAATACTGCTCCGCTCCCGCAAAGTCCCGCTGGATCTGTAACAGTCGAGCCTTCGCCCGGTACGCTACGATGTCCTTTGGGAACAGAGTGATCGCGTAGTTGCAGAGATCCATCGCCTCGGCGTACTTGCCAGCTTGGAACTGCTCTTCGATTCTCTTGATGACTTTTTGGTACTTGTTCATATCGTCGATGCCACGGCCATCCATTCCTTGCCGTACTCCACATGAGTCCAATCCTGAAACCACGGACCACCTCGGGTCATGTGTACTGCTATCGGATTGGGGCAGTCGTTCTTGGTGTACCAACCTTCTAAGTAGTTATATGCAATCGGCAAGTGTCCGATCACATCGTCAGATAACCACTCAAACCGGTGAAGATAACTCGGCGTCGCGATGTTCACAATCTCTGGCGTTAAGCGTTTAACTTGTTCATGCTCACAGTTCAGGAACATGAAACTAGACCAGTTCTTTCGGGGGTAAACGTGTTGCGCTTGGTTGTTCATTTTGACCGTTTCGGTAGGCCGGTAATCGTGCGGTACTACGAAGCACGCTTTTGCCCCGTCGGCGTAGTCAAGCAGAGTCGCGATGTCCCCCCGGAAAAGAAAATCGCAGTCTACAAAGACTGCCCAGCCGGTGTACCCCGCGAGGTGTGGAGTAAGAAACCGCGTGAGGCTGAACTCCGTAGACGCGAGCGTATCGACCCCACGCCAATAGATACCCTGCTCGCGCAGATCGTTTTGCTTTATGGGGGTGATGTCGAGCGGGACTGAAGTGTGAAGCTCAAGCGACTTCTTGCATACCTCATACGCTGCCTCTTCGCGGCTGTCCCAGCCAATAAAGACTTTAAGCATTGAGGAATGCCTCCTTACGAGCGGGTCCTTTGAAGTGCAGAATCTTGGGTACGTGTCCCCCAATAACACGCTCCGGTAGACAGGCATATTCGCTCTCCTCCATCTCGCCAACGAGGTGCGTATATAGCATGTGCGAGTAGACCTTGAGCGCCTCCTGATCTCCGTACCACGAGCGCAGATTCTGATCCATGAATCCCATCAGGATCGCCATGCACTTCCACGCATGGTAGTTGCTCGTGATCGTCGCGCAGCCGAGATAGGGGTACAGCGTACCAAGCGGGATGTTGTGGTATTTCTTAAACACCCCACCTCGTTGCTCGCCGTTGAATCCCATATCACGATCAAACGATCTGCGACAGAAGATCACTTCTTTGTTACCCAGAATCGCCTCTGGGTTAACCGGTAGAACGAACAGCATGTCGGTGTCGATATACATAGCAGGCTTTGTTAGCCGTGCCTCTGCAAATGCGCGGGTACGCCAGTACATGATCTGCGCGGGATCGCCTTTAGAGTATTTGTACTCGTCCACGCCCTCGACCTTCGGGGTGGCGTCATCCGTACACATGATGACTTCGGCATCGGGCATTACATCTTTTAATGAAGCCACCATCTTGGTCGGGAAGGTAACGTCTGCTCCGACATGAAAGAAAACGAACCGGCTCATTGCTCCTCTCGCTCCTTCAGCATGGCGTCGGCTACTCGGTAAGCATCTCGCGCAAGGCTATAGATGTTCGGGTGCGCCCCGTCTTGATGCCCCGCAAGGATTCCCTGAACAGCGGCTGCTGCAAAGTAATCCCGCAACTCCATACCGTAGGCTGCGCTATCGTCCTTC